AGAGAATTTAAGGTTACTAATATAAGTCAATTAGAACATACCGCAAAAATTAAAATTGATTATACAATAACTGATAGTGCTTTTAGTACGTCAGATTTTATAATCATCAATATTTAATAATATATGCCAAATAAGAAAATATCATATACAACTAGAGATTTCCAATCAATCAGGACTGAGTTGATTAATTTCACACGAACTTATTATCCTGAGACGGTTGACAACTTTAATGATGCGTCAGTATTCTCTGTGTTAATGGATTTGAATGCGGCGGTTACCGATAACCTACATTATAATATTGATAGAAGTATTCAAGAAACGGTTCTCCAATATGCACAACAAAGGTCGTCAATATTTAACATTGCAAGAACCTACGGATTAAAAGTTCCTGGTATGAGACCATCGGTTGCGTTAGTTGATTTCTCAATCACAGTACCAGCCTTTGGTGATAAAGAAGATATTAGATATTGTGGTATATTAAGAAGAGGTTCACAAGTTAGTGGTGGAGGTCAAACATTTGAAACTGTTTATGATATTGATTTCGCATCACCAATTAGTGGTGACGGATACCCAAACAGATTAAAAATACCTAATTTTGATTCCAATAATAAATTAATAAACTACACAATTGTAAAAAGAGAAACGGTAGTAAACGGGGTGACTAAAGTATTCAAAAGAGTAATTACACCTGTAGATGTTAGACCGTTTGTTGAAATATTTTTACCTGAAAAAAATGTACTTGGTGTTACGAGTGTTTTATTGAAAGATGGGACACAATATGCTAACGTACCAAGCACTCAAGAATTTTTAGGTTTAAATAATAGATGGTACGAAGTAAGTGCCTTAGCCGAAGATAGAGTTTTTATTGAAGACCCAACCAAAGTTTCTGATAAACCTGGTATTAAAGTTGGTCGTTACATTCAGGTTAATGACAAGTTTATTACTGAATATACACCTGAAGGTTATCTGAAAATGACTTTTGGTGGTGGTAGTCAATCAGCTGACGAACAATTACGTGAGTTTGCAAGAAACGGTTATGTATTAAATCTTAACAAATACTCTAATAATTTTGCGTTAGGTAGTGTATTAAAGGCGAATACAACATTATTTGTCCAATACAGAGTTGGTGGTGGTACAGTAAGTAATTTAGGTGTGAACACAATTACCCAAATAGGTACGGTATCATTCTTTGTTAACGGACCATCTGAGAACGTAAACACTACGGTAGTTAACTCATTACGTTGTACCAATGTGACCGCGGCTATTGGTGGTGCTAATTTCCCTACTACTGAAGAAGTTAGAAACTTAGTGGCGTTTAACTTCTCAGCTCAAAACAGAGCGGTAACTATTAACGATTATAATTCACTTATTAGAACGATGCCATCTCAGTTCGGTGCACCTGCAAAGGTTGCAATTACTGAAGAAAATAATAAGATAAAAATTCAGATGTTATCTTATGACGAAAATGGTTCATTAACCGAAGTAGTATCAAATACACTCAAGAACAATGTTGCTAATTACCTATCTAATTATCGAATGATTAATGATTACATTTCATTAGAAACGGCTAATGTAATTGATTTAGGGGTTAATGTTGATGTTGTCTTAGATAATAGTCAAAATCAGGGTGCGGTTATATCACAACTAATTAATATAGTAACCAACTTCTTCAGTCCTCTAAATAGAGAAATGGGTGAGAATGTATTTGTATCTGAATTAAGACGTTTAATACAAAGTGAAAATGGTGTGATTGCGGTATCTGATATGCAGTTTTTCAATTTAGTTGGGGGTCAATACTCTTCATCACAAACGTCACAAAAATATTCAGACCCTGTAACTCGTCAAATAGAATTAATCGATGACACTATCTTTGCACAACCAAACCAAATTTACCAAATAAGATTCCCGAATAAAGACATTAATATACGTGTTAAGAATCTTACAACGGTTAATTTTTCTTGATGATTTATTTTAGAAATTAATGGTTTATCTTTTTGAAAATAGTATATAAACTATTTATCAAAAAAGATTATTATGTCAAATTCCTATAGAATAAGAACAAAGCCTGGTGTTGATAGCTCAATTAAAGTCCTGATTGACCAAGAGTTTGAATATCTCGAAATTTTATCACTTAAAATATTACAAAATCAAATTTACACTCGTCAGTGTTCTGACTATGGGGTTATCGTAGGTCGTGTTAGTGTTAACAACGGTTTTGGTATCCCAAACGCCAAGGTTTCTGTTTTCATACCATTAGAAGATATTGACGAAAACGACCCTGTCATATCAGAGCTTTATCCATACAAAACATTAACGGACCTAAACGAAGATGGTTACCGTTATAATCTTTTACCTTACAAACAACAACACGGAGGTCACACTGCCACAGGTACTTTCTTTACTCGTGAAGATGTCCTAACTAACCCAACCTTAATTGAGGTTTACGATAAGTATTACAAGTTTAATGCGGTAACTAACGAAAGTGGTGACTACATGATTTTTGGTGTACCGACAGGTTCTCAAACAATCGTAGTTGACGTTGACTTATCAGATATTGGTGAGTTTTCACTTTCACCTCAAGACTTAATTAGAATGGGTATTGCAACCGACAGCCAAGTTTCTGGTACCAAGTTCAAATCATCAACTAATCTAAGAGAGTTACCCCAAATCCTAACCTTTAATAGAACTATTGAAGTCGAACCATTGTGGGGCCAACCCGATATTTGTAATTTAGGTATTACGAGAACCGACTTTGACGTTAGTGCTGAAACCAAGATTAACATTACCCCAACATCTATTTTTATGGGGTCATTGATATCAACAACTGATGACACTTTCTTAAAAAAGAATTGTAAATCAAAACCAACTGCGGGTAATTTATGTCAATTAAGTACAGGACCTGGTGAGATTTTAGCGATTAGACAAACAATACAACAAGACATTAATGGAAGACCTATTCTTGAAGAATTTGATTTAGAACAAGGTGGTCAAGTTATTGATGAAAATGGTACGTGGCTAATTGATGTCCCAATGAATTTGGATTATGTGACCACAAATGAATTTGGTGAACGAGTAATTTCATCTGACCCAAAAGTTGGGGTACCAACAAAAGGTAAATATCGATTTAAGGTTAAGTGGAATCAGTCACCATCATTGAGTGCCGACCCGATTAAACGAGGGTATTATTTGGTCCCTAACATTAAAGAATATGGGTGGGGTGAAGTTGATTCTGATGGTGAATTTATCGACCCATTACAAAATGTTATGTTAGACCCTAACGACAATGCGAGAGCAATTAGTTCCTACGCATTTAGTTTAGATTGGGATGAATACGGGGACACCGACATGATTCAAGAAGCGATTGATTGTGAGGACAGATTTTATATGATGGAGTTTAACAAAGTTTACACAATATCACAATTAATATCACAATATAGAAAAGGTTACGGGAATTCTAAAATAATATCGATTAAAGACATTCTTAATAGTGAGTGTGAAAGTGAAAATTATAAATTCCCAACCAATGACGCGGTATACCGTTTTGATATTATTTATTTGTTATTCCAAATATTATTATTAATTGCCACACCTATTTTATTTTTATTAATCGTTGTTGCACACGTAATAGCGTTTTTAGTTTCAGTTGTTATATCAATTTTAAATACTGACATTCTATTGTTAGTGGATAGTTTAGATAAAACTCGTGAAAAAACCCAAGAAGCTTACGATAAAATTACCAAAATTGCTCTACCTAGTTTATCTTACCCTGATTGTGAATTTTGTGATTGTGCTCAAGGTCAACAAACAGCACCATTATTAAGTACTGTACAAGATAATGGGTTAAATGATGCTTATGATGCGTTATTAAATTCGTTATTCTCAGATTTAACTGAAACAACCACCGCCGAGTCTTATGAAGTTGAAGACATACAATACTCAACACCTAATAATAGTTACGAAAACCTTTTTGCGGGTCAGGCGATTGGTATTTCAGGGTCAACAGTGCACCCAATAACCCCTCAAACAAGAGCACCTCAATATCAGGAAATAACTAGTGGTAGTACGACTTCAGGTATTTTTACAACAAGTTTACCATTATACGAAAGAATTAATCTATTTAACAATAAATCAAAATATTTTAATAACTCACCTAATAATCCTGGTGGTGGGGTTAACAGAATAAAAGTTTCGTTTAACCCAGCAAATAATGTGTATCATTATGATAATGTCATCGCTATTTTGGCAGATACGAATTCGGCCCCTTTGTTCCAAGCTGGTAGCCTACTAACGTTCCAACCATTGTTTAATAGTACTGATGTTAACTTAACAGGTTTTACAAGTTTGAATCAGTATGGAACACCAAGTATTACGGGAACTACGATACTAAATGCTGGTGACCAAATAACCGTACAATACGCGGATTTTAACAACCCCAATAACTTATTAACTCAAACATATACCAGTCAGCAAGACCCAAATGATTCGGTTTACGCTAAATTTCCTATGGACATTGAGTATTTCCAAGTTATAACCGCGAGCACGTACTCTGACTTTAACTCAATTTGTAGTTCAACACCAAACCCTAATTCTTTAAATGAAAGATTTTTAAAGAATACCATGAACATCTATAAATTCACGAGGGTATTGTCAAACACTAATTGTGGTAGTAGTCTTTTAACTAATTACTTAAATTATAATCAACAAAACCAATTGGTTGCACCTTTAAATTCGTTGGTTAATTATGAAAACCAAAGAGTTGTTTTCTTGGTTAGAGGTGTTGACCCTAATAGTACTAGGTCTGATTGTGAGTATGATTTGAGTATTTTATACGGGCACTCAAACACTAACGGAAGTGTTGTTGTGAAATCAGGTGTTAACGGTGCACCTAAATACAAATTAAACCATCCGGTAAAACCTGGTTTTAAAAATACTCAGCACAACTTATCGTTTAACACATCATTAGATTTATATAGTAATAACAACCTATATTTTGATTCATTCCACTTCGTGCCAGCACCAGTTGGTAACACCGCAGGATTCAGCTCGTTCACATCTAACTTAGTGTCCTACTATTCAAGAATGGACAATAATAACGCGGCATTTATACCACAAACAGGGGTACCATTATTGTCAACTGCGTTTAACTTGGGACCTCAAGGGGTTGCGGTTAATTCTAGTAATATGTTTACACGAGAATACACCGATTTAACGGGTAATACTTATACAACGAATACAACAAACACTCGTGGATATTTTGATGGTGAAATTATTGAAGGTGGTAGTGGTTTATATGGTACATTACCCACAACTTACTTAACATGTGGATTAGGTTTTGAACCTATGTTTATTGCATCACCTTATTTATCGGTTTACTACGCACCTTCATATCCAACAACCACAACAATTGGATATAATTTAGGTACTTCAGGTAATCAAATTGTAATGAGGTCTGACAGATTACCAACATCAACTAATAGACAAGAAAATATTAATAATAGTTTTGCTTTACAGAGTAACTCATCATTTTCAATTTTTACGGTTAGTGACGATGGTACTTTTACAACTAGTTCTGGTACAACTTTACTTCAGTCACAAACAACTAACGCATCTTTAGATAATGGTGATGATACTGATGAACCATCGTTAATACAAGAAGTATTCAGTACTTTTGAGTGTGGTGGTCAAGTTCCTTTAGAGTGTTATCAACAAGGACCTGATAATTCATTAGTCGTAGCACCTGATAATAATAGTTGTTATAAATACTCCGACATTTGTGGTGGACAACCTAAAACTGTTAACGGTTGTTATGTGTTTGTTAATACACCATTAGTTTCATTACCGTGTGAGTTAGTGACTTTAGTTGAATGGTCGTCAAGATTGTCAATCACTTATGCCGCATGTCGAAATGTGTTCGGACACTTATTCACCAATAATTGGATTAATGGTACGTTATATGCTTTTGGTTTTAAAAATGATGTTGTTTATTCGTCACCAACGTCTAGTAACCCAAATCAAGTAACAGGTGCGTATTTCTGTCGTGATGTAATAACACTACACCCAACTAATAATTTATACTATAGAAGTTCACCATTTAGAAAGTCTAATAGCTCTTTTGTTGGTAAAAAATCACCTGTAGGATTTTTCGGGTCTTACGATGGTAACGAATATAGTTTACAGTTCCCAACAACAATGATGGATTTAGGTCCAAGAGCGGATTATCTACAAGATATTGTGTTGTCAGACGGTTTTGATGGTTATGTTGCTAATAAGTTAAATAGTAGTAGTTATTCTGATGTTAGTGAGATTTTAAATTTATTTATCGTAACCAGATTGGCAAATAATAACTTTTTAACACAGTTATTCACAGCGGGAGCAGGACCTCTTTCATTCTTTACAAGACCTAATAATATGGTTGATGCGGATTATGCTCAATCTATATCTATAAATTCTGAAGCGGGAGTGGCCTCTTTTGAGTCATCAAATTATAATCAACAAGGACAGATTTATGTTAGTTCATTGTCAGGAGAAGACCCACTTTTTGGTATCTTTTTTACAGGCGATACTCAAGTTAGGGATTATTTAACACCAAAAAGAACGATTCTAAATCCTAACGTTAACATTACAAATTCTTGCGGATTTAATAATATACCTGTGTTTACCCAAAAAGTGCCGATGTATCAATGGAAACTAACTTCAGGTACACCTAGTATTTTTGGTAGTCAAAAGAACGAATGGTATACTACAGGTGTTAATGGTGACCAATTCTTCGCACATAAATACCAAAGTTTAGATAGACTATTAGCCTCATCAAGATACTTTAGAACATCAAACCTAAACCAAAATGATTACTTTAAAGGATATATTTATAGTGTTGATGGTTCAGGTAATTTGGAATGGGCTTACAATAGTAAATCTGTTAACACACCGATTGCGGATGCGATAACTGTTGGGGCACCATATCACTTTTATTTTGGTTTAAAAAGAGGTAAAAGTGCATATGATAGATTCCTAGTTAAGTGGGTTGATACAAATATAGTAGTTTTATAAGATGGGTAATTTAAATGAAATAAGAGTTATTTTAGGGTCATTAAGGTACAAGTCAGCACCTGACACTACCTTAATGGTTAATGTACCATTAATTCAAACTACTAAAGAAAATGTTCAGTTTGAGAGAAACGTTAACATTAATCTTGAACAAGTATTTTTTGATGAAAGGCAGGCATCAAATACATTTAGACCTACCGCAAAATTTAATTTATTATTTTACAATGCTTATAGTGGTACGAGTAATTATACCCCATTTGAAAATAGTATGTATTATATAAATGAAACCGCCGCGGCAATTTCACAATGTAGTACAAACGCATTACAAGTTGCTTGGTCAGGTTTTCCACAGTATAATGAATTTGATTTCATTAGAACGGATTACAATGAACCTGGTTATACCCAACCACCAAATAATCATTTAACCTTCGTTCCCAAAAGTGCATCAAGTTATAATTGGAATTTTTATATTAGTTACGCATTTGAAAATGTTTATGATAAACCCTTAAGTGCGGTTGAGTCTAAGACAGGTATGGTAATAAATTGGTTGTCAGGTGATGGTGTACCATATGTAATACTACCAACAACATATAAGGGACAGGATGTTGTTATGTTTAGATGTCCGGTAAAACACGGATTAACTGAAGGTGAATATATACAATTAAATTTTAGTTACAATGGTAGTGATTTATTTGAGGTGTATACATTAGGTGACGGTACCTCAGGTAGTGAGGAATACGTTTTTACAATTTCAGATTATGGATTCACTGGTGGAGGTTTAACCGTATCTGGAACTACAGGTACATTCAAAAGAGTCATCAATCCCGCTAATTTAACTGAAACAACATCAGAATATTATGTTAGAAGAAATAAAATTTTAACATCGTCTGATAACGCTGTCATGGTGAATGCCGGTTTTGACCAAAATATTTTTGGTAAAAAACAAAAATATATGAGTAGTGGTTTAACACCCAATCAAATTGCAAGAGTTGCGACAAAAGAGGGTGCTCAATCCTACACACTGTCCTTCAACGAAGATGTTAGTATTAATAGTTTAGTCGACAACCAAAAAAGACCTATTACTGAGTTATTTGTTACAACAATTTGGAAAGGATATTTTGGTATTACATTTGGAACTCAAAAAACTAATGGTCAAGGATATAAC